GGGGGATCACTGTGCCACTTCTACAACTGTCCTCTGGATGTCTTCAATGGTGCTCTGGAGTTTGTTATACAGGGCACTCAGACTTACTTTACCACCACTCTCCATCAACTTCTGTTCTTTCTTTGACAACAACTGGAGTGCACTCTTCAGTGCATCCAATTCATCAAGATTCAGTCTCACAAAATCTTCAGTCATTAAAATCACTCTCTTTGTAAAAACGATAAGGGGACTTAGGATGATTTTCTGTATGTATTCTAATGTAAGCATAAATTGCTTCAAGATCTTCATCATAAACACAACCATGAAACTCTTCAGATGTCATCAAGTGTAGAGGATTAAGATTCATGTTTAAACACAGTGTAGATCCATAAGGTTCACCATCATAATTGGTAATGAGTTCGTTTGCTCTTTGCCACAATTCATCAACAACAGATTGTTTACGAGTAAGAACTACTTCAGTCATTTCTTCTCTGGTTTAGGTTGAGGTTGAACTTTGGTAGGATCAGCATAAGGAACTCTGCCATCCTTTTCATACATCAGAATGTCATACTTAAACTTACATTCATGAGGTCTCTGATTGCAGAGTACAAGTGTATCATTCACTGCTTTGTATGAACCATGAGATGAACCAATAGCACCACCAATCAGCAATGAAAATACAATGAATGAACTAATTTTTGCAGTCATGTAGTTATACATTATTTTACCACTCTCCAATGAGGATCATTTACTTTATCAATCCAAAAAAAGTATTTCTTATTGATGGATGCAAGGAACATTTGTTTATCATTCTCTTGCTCTACATGACAACCATGAAGACTGTCCATCATGTTAGCAAACCTATTCTTTGCTTTATTAGAAATAGGTTCAATGTTTACCATTTTACGTTTCACTTTAGTTACCATCAATTAACTCCACAAAAGGACCACCAAGGTTGATCTACACCCACTGTATCATCAAAGGTATAGATGTATTCACAACCACAACCTTTAGCATACTTATACATTTTTTGATGAGTTTTGAAATGCTTAGGATAGATTGTATCATCATCAGTTTCACCCCTTTCATAATAGTAAAGAGGTTGTTCTTCACGATTATTACTATAGACATTATCCTGAAAAGTGGATTCCCAAGTAGTTTTAGTCTTGAGGGATGACATGTCACCACCATCAATCAGATCAACAACCTTACTGCGTGCCTGATAATCTTCTTTCAGGATCTTGCCATTGTGCTCAGGATAACCATCCCAATGACAATACACACCAGAATAAGTATTGTCTTTGTGTTTGATAGTAATGAAACTGCGAGTTCCCATGTGTTTGATTGATTACAGAGTAATCATAGCACAGGTTCTCTGATTTGTGTAGATTAGTATGCCAGTTCTTAAACTGGCACAGCATCACTGTTTTTTAGTTCTTTTTCTTGTTGTCTTTGCTGGTGATGCTTCTACAACTTCTTCAACAACATTTTCTGTAACTTCTTCAACAACATTCTCTACAACTTCTTCCACCACATTCTCTACAACATTTTCAACAAGTGAACCATAGACTAAATCTAGAAATCTACTCATTTCTATAATTGCAGTTTTAACTATTTAGAAAGTGGAGGATACCAGAGTCGAACTGGTGATTGATGCTTGCAAAGCACCTGTTTTACCACTAAACTAATCCCCCTGGTGCACAAGAAAGGACTTGAACCTTCATGGATTGCTCCACTGGAACCTAAACCCAGCGCGTATACCAATTCCGCCACATCGACAATCTAAACAGAGGTGTTCCCACCTCACATAATTACTTTGAACTTACAAAGTCATTGATGATTTCTGCTTGCTTAAGCACATCATCAAGAGTTGGATATTTTGAATCAAATCCTTCTGGCAATTTGCCATCATTAGAGCACTCTGCTTTTGCAAACTCTACCTGATAATTGTCAGAAAGCATACAATATGCTTGCTTAAAAATTTCAAACCGAAGTTCGTAAGGTGTCATAGTTATTCTCCTGTGTGTTTGTGTGTTTCCTCTGTCTAGGAATCGAACCTAGTTTCCAAGTGCATTGTCTGCCTGTCCTTACCAATAGACTACCAGAGGTTGTGGTAGGAGGGGGGAGCATCACCTTAAGCCCCCCTCTTTACTTCACTTGGACACAGAATACTAAGACCAAGGAGAGGTTTTGGTTCCTACATTTGGAGGGAAGATTCGGATATTTCCAACCCCTCCCCCCATCAATCTCCTTCTAGGCTATCTGCCTAGCGAGTATTGAAGCCCTCGACAAGACTTGAACTTGCGACATCAGCTTTACAAAAGCTGCGCTCTACCAGCTGAGCTACAAGGGCATTCTAACAAATTCAAACCTATCATATTTAGATCCCCAAAGTTGATGTCCATGCTGAGCACAGAAACCACGATCCATAACATAGTAGTGAGTTGGGGTCAACTCAATTTCATTTTGAAGATAAGTTTCACGACCATTCCATTCTACCATACAATTACATCCAGTAAGACCACCTTTAAATATCTCACCCTCTTGTGTTAAAATAATATCACAACCAGATTTCAATTCCAAATCTTTATAATTTAGAGTATATAAATTTTTAAAATTTACAAATTCTTGTGGATTTTTTAATTTATAATTTATAATTTTTATATAATTGTCTTCTTGAATAGGTTGCAAAACAAATTGGCGATATGGAGTTTTTAAATCATAGTTATATGCTTGTTCTCCATAAAATAATCCGTTACCTATATTGATATGAGTAACTCTTATGTGTGCATATTTAGATGGGTGAGAAAATGCTTGATACTGATTTTCAAACTTGCCTTCAACTAATTTAAAGAAATATTCAATCATCTTTAGGCAACAATTCAGGATTTAGACATTCAACTTCATACATCAAAGGATGCATTTCTTCCATTACTAGATAATTTGATACTCTAAATAACTCTTCGTCATCATAATCTTTGTGTGATAATGCTTCGGTTTGAACAGATGGATGTTCTTGAATTATTAGTGGTAACTCATCAAAAGTATAGGGAAGATCTTGTATGAAATACATACGCACAACCTCACCCATATAAAAACAATATGCCTGAGATAGTGTGTATTTCATTACGTTTTCCCACTACTAGTGTATTTAGTGAGAATAGGAGTGGTGGGATTCGAACCCACCCTTGAACGATTTTAAGTCGTTTGCCTCTTCCGCTGGGCTACACTCCCGATAGAACAATCATAGCAGGTGGTGCTGAGATTGTCAAGTGCTGGTTGTCGGGATCGAACCGACCTGTCTTGCCTTATGAGGGCAGTGCTTTCTCCAGAGAGCTAAACCAGCATTTGCTATTTGCAAATAGCAAATGGGAATACTGGGAGTTGAACCCAGACTAAGCCCTTATAAGGAGCCCGCTCTAACCATTAAGCTATACTCCCTTGGTAGGACTGCAGGGAATTGAACCCCGTTCACACCGTTATAAGCAGTGGGCTTTAACCAATAAGCAACAATCCCATGTCATTATCTGATGATTGTATCATATTCGGCCCGTTGCTGTCAAGAGGTTTTTCAGTGCCTGTCTGCGCTTTTTAGCACTTCGTAACGCTTGGGGCTTGAGGTGCCTCTTCTGTTCTTTTTTGCTGTGGTGTTGCCAATTTGGAACTTTCATGGTTTCCTCGACCCGTGTATGTATTTATAGTACCACAGAATCTCTCCCGTGTCAATCCCATGTGCCAGATCAATAACTGTCTACTAATTTAAATATATTTGCTTTCCTTTAATTGTCATATTTTCAACAGCTTTAAATTCTGCAGTTGATTTAGAAGAAATTACCATCTTTTTGGTTGATTCTATTTCAATTTGACCCACTGTAGAAGTTTTAATATCTGCATTTGCTTTTGTTTGCATAGAAACAGTGCCACCATCTGACGGAGAACCTACATCAAGAAGATAAGTTTCTTTCTGTTGTGTTTTATAGGGATCAATACCTTTAATTTTAACTGTTTTTTTGCCTTCAATTTCTTCTACGTAATTACCTTTTGTGGATAGAAAATAATTTTTTTTACCAGCAATTGAACAAGCACCAGCAATATTCAAATTATAATCTCCAGTAACACCAACAGTATAATTGCCATTAACAATATAATTGATACTTCCAGGTGTAGATATTTCTGTTACAGCTCCTGGTTTAGTTTGTTCTACTTTAAATTCTCCAGATCCTTTAGAATATTCCCCACCAGTTATTTTTTTATTAAAATTCATAGCAGTCAAATTTAAATTTCCAGTAAAAATATTTAAATTTCCAGCTCCCGATCCAGAACTTATTTTAACTGCTTCTCCTGCTTCTAGTATTAAATTATTATTTGCTTTTATAGAAACATTATCTCCTTTTATACCAACTTCTCCACCTATAGCTTCTATAGCTATATCACCAAAAACAGCTAAAGAATATGCAGGAGTTTTTTCTTTGGTACTATTTCCTTTGTTGTCTTTTTTAGAAGTTTCTTTCTCATCATTACCTGAAACTTCAATAGCAACTGATCCTGTTTTTTGCAAAAATTCAGAAGAACTTATAATTGCTTTTCCACCACAGCCACCCAAGGGTTTTCCAGTAGCTAAAATCATATTTCCACTGGAATCAAAATGAAAAGCTGTTTGTCCATTAGTCAACATAAATCCAGACGAATCATCTTCGTTTGTATATGTAGCTAATGTCCATCCTTTATCTTTAAATACTACATTACAACTAGCAGGAGGAACACCAGGAGATGGTGGCGTTCCTCCTTGAGGTTTTGCTGCTGGAGTTCCTTTATTTTTTCCTGTTGCTGGTTTAGTCATTACGGACAATCAATATATTTACCTGTACCAATCTTAGCGTATCCTTTTGCTTCCAAATCTTTCGAATCTAAACAGCTTAAACTTGCTAAAAATTTTGCTCCCATTCCACCGCCACCCATAATTACAACCGATGGCAACTTATTATATTTAACTGTTCTATCCAAAATATTTATGCCCTTAACAAAACCGTCTTCAATTATAGCTGTTGCTATAGTAGGATCTCCATTAATATAAACAGTTGGTTCTGAAGTATAATTTTGTCCTGGTCTTATCATAGTAAAAGAATCTATAATACAATTCAAATTTGTAGGCACATTTTTTTTATAATTTAATCCTGTTCTAGTAATTCTTATTTCGGAAACATATCCTTTATCATCAAGTAATGGAATAGCTGCTGCTCCATATCCATCTCCAGTAATAATAACTTCTGGTTTAACTACATATGGGCATCCTTTATCATCAATTTTTATACTTATAATTTTTCCATCTTCGTCTGTTAAAGCAGTGGCTATAGGAGATTTTAAACAAGGTTCAACTGGTTTTTTATCTTTATCAGCAAATGTACCTTCTATAATAACATCAGCAAATGCATTTGTTTTGTCAATAGAAAAAGTTACAGTTTCATTATTTTCAATTGCAGTATCTTCTTCAATACCAATTTGAACTATTGCTTGATTATTTTTAATAACAAATTGACCATATAATGAATTCAAAATAAAATCAGAAGAAGTTATATTAGCTCCATACAATCTATAAGTTAATATAGTATCATCCGAAACATTTTCTGTTGTAATAGTGTAAATTATAGTTTCTCCTTCTTTGTAAGAAAGTTTATCTGTAGAAATGGAATATCTTTTATCTAAAACATTTACTACATTTTGCTCAGGAAAAACTTGATCTGCATTTATTACTACATTCACATAAACATTTGTATCCACTAAAGAAAATTTTAAAATTTTTGAATAAATTTCTATAATATTATCTTGATTAATTTGAACACTTACCTTAGCTTGATTAGATGTAATTGTAACTGTTCCGCTTAATACACCACCAAAAATATCACTTTGAGTAATATTTTCCCCAGATAAAGTATAATTTAATATTGTGCCATCAGAAACATTTGTTGTAGTAATAGTATAAACAATAGTTTCTCCTTCATTTACAGAAACTTTATCTGCATTTACATTATAAGTTGGAGATGTAGAAATTGTTTGACTAATTACAACAGTTTTACTAGCATTAGTGTCATCTATGCTAAAAGTTAAACTTTCGTCATCTGTATTTCCATCATTATTAGTTGCTATTTGAATCGTAACAGTGGAACTATTAGAAGATATTACAAAAGATCCAGTCAAAGATCCACCAACAATATCGGAATTAGTAATATTAATACCAGATAAGGTATAGTTTAATACTGTACCATCGGAAACATTTGTAGTTATTATATTAAATACTACACTATCTCCTTCCAAAACTTGTTCTTTATTTGAGGTAACATTGTAAGTTGGGAGTTCAATTATTGGAGAATTTGGAGATGAACTTCCAGAAATTTCCGTCAAAGAAATATTAGGAGTATTAATAATTGGAGGATTTTCTGCATCCACAACATTATTTTCAATGTTATCTTCAATGTTATCTTTTATAGTACATCTTAAATAATTTGTAGTTTCAAACACCACATAATGCCCATCAGGTGTTGATGCTTCATTCAATTCAACTTCAAATATTTCATTACCTTCTATTAAATTATCAATAAAAGTATTAAATTCTAATGTTTTGCTAGATTCTCCAGGAGCAAAAGCAATAATACCACTTGTTTCTAATGGTTCATAATCAAGATTAAGAGTTGCTCCTATATTAGTATTGCCTTCATTTATTTTATATCTAAGACTACTTGCAACATCTATAGATCCAGATCTTTTAATTGTAAATACAGCTGTCTCCCCTTCATAAACTTCTATATCAGATGAAGAATAATTTATACTTCCAAATGTAGTTCCATTAAATCTATCCTCATCAGTAGCAATATTATCTGTATTATCTGGTAATGTATTTGGATTATCAGGTGGTTCATATACTCCCCCAACAAATATTATATCGGTAGGCAACTGCGATGGATATTTTTTAGCATCATTACATATACCACTACTATAATCTAAATTTCCGTCTTCAATTGTTTTAATTAATTTATCAAGATCATCTTCATTATCTCCAGATGTAGCACAATCAGTGCATGTAATTTGAATTTTTTCGCATTGTGCAGAACCACTACAACTAATACCAAGTAAATCCATTATTTTTTTAAGAGCGGTTCCAAGAATGTTTAATGGAGATGCTATTACACTCAATAACATTTCAACACCACCTAGTATATCATTAATTAAAGTATCAATATAACCTAATATTTGATTTAATATACCATTTACAAGTTGATCTACCAAACATGTAGCTGCACTAAAAGCATTCTGTATATAACCAAGCAATAAATTAGTTAGCCATTGTGCTAATCGATCTGTAAGATCTTCCATCTTACAACCAAGCTCTTTAAGTATATTATCAAGCCATGTTTGTATGCCTTTGATTCTAGACTTTCTTTTTTTTACTCCAGGATGACCTCTACTTTCGTTAATTTGTTTAACAACACGATCATATTCTTCTAACGCAGCTTTAGCAGAAGCAGTATCTCCATTTGCTTCTGCAATAGCCAATACTTCTTTAGCTCCTTCTAAAGCATTTTTTTCTTCTGTAGTTAATGGCTTATTGATATCGTCAGGAATTATAGAAGTATCTTTTGTATATAATGTAGCATTAATTAATTTTGTGGTAGCCTCTTTCATTAAACTAATAATTTCTCCTTTAGCTCTAGCCATAAGACTTCTAATTAGTCTAACAGCTCGATTGATATGATATCTTCCCACTGATATTTGATCCTGCAAATACCCAGTAGCTTTACTGACATAAAAATCTCCAAGTTGTCCACCAGATTGTTGATTTGCTCGAAGCATATCTCCAATAATATGAGTCAACGAAGATTTTAAATTTTTTTCAGTTCCACAATTTGGATTAGCAACAACTACACAAAGTTTTCCTCCAGTGGGATTTGTTTCGGAATTTTCCCCAAAGGCTGCCATTAATGCTGGGGGCCAGCCACCTTCTTCTCCTGCTCTGCTAGATGCAATCGGATCTCCGCCTAAAATATTAGTTCCTTCTTCATATCCAGGACCGTTATCAGCAGATGCTTTTCCTTTAGATTCTTTTTGTGGTAAATCTGTTGCTGGATTTATTTCAGATGCATACCTCGTAAAAGATTTACATGTACCTGAAGGATTTGGGTCTTCATTCATTATAGTTGTAGATCCAGGAACATGCCCAACGGATCCCATTATAATTGGTTTTTGTTTATCATTATCTAAATAAAAACCAATTACCCAATCACCTTGATCTAAATTTACAGAAGCTCCTGTACTATTTGAACTACTTCTAGGAGTTGTTACTGGCATCATAGTAGATGCCCATGGTAGATCTTTAGTTGGCATTGCATCGCAATTTTTTAAATGCTGACCTACAATTCTTACTTTATATCTACCCGCTTTTTTTGGATCTCCATTTCTTTTTGTTTCTACTTGCCCAATCCACCAATTAAAACCATCTGATCCTATTTGATTTAATGGAAATAGAGATGCTAATGTTTGATCCATATCAAAAAATGATTTTTATTTTATATTTATCTAACATTCGAAACAGTTTTTCCATAAGAATCTCGTATTAAAGTTAAAAATGTAAATGTTTTTTTAGATTTAGGCATGAATACATTGTTTACAGATTTAATTAAATATACTCCGCTATGTGTTTCGTCATATGGTTGTTGTGATCTATTTGCAGTTGGAATTTGATTGGGTATTCTGATTTCAATTTTATCACCAGCAACTAAAGATGGATTGCCTGGAATTTTTATATTTACTTGTTGATTGACCAAGGAATTTATTCTTGATATTGATTGAGCCATGAAATATTTTTGAAAATCTTGATAGGGAGCAGAAGAAGTTGAATTAATTCCTTTTCTGTCATTAGTTTCTGCTGAAGCTATAGTTGCTTCATTAAACCATAATTCATGATCAAGAACCACACTCATTATTCTAGTAGGATATTTAGATAGCTCACGTTGACCCTGAGGTAATTTTTCTTGCTTTCCTAAATGAGCCATGTTGTCATAACTATTTGCTAATGAATAAGTATATTCTTCATAAGATCCTGTACTGTGATTGTAAAAACAAATTAGTGAAGAAAATGCTCCTGTTCGTAGTTTACTTAAAATATCAATTTCTTCCACGAAATCAATGTCCAAAATTTTATACGCTGGATTACCACCAACACTAATATTTTCTTGAGTGTAAATAGCTACAGGTGGAGTACCATTAAATTTACTAGTAGTAGAACAAAGACTATCAATTGATCTAAAATTAAATCCATTTTTATTTTCATAAAATAAATATCCTCCAGTTCCCATCAATTTATTTTCAGAAGAATTTATTAATGAAGAAGCAGAATTGGATTCTGTTTTATTTAAATTTAGATTAGAATTGGTTGTCTGTTGATTGGTGCTATCATTCGGCACCGCTTTGTTTTTTATAGAATCTATAATTGAAAATGGAGTTCTTTTTCCAGGATTATATTTTATATCGAATTTTGTTTTATCATAGTTAAAATCTTTATTTGTTTTTATATTATCTTTCAACATTTGGCTAATTATAGTTTCTGCCTTTCCACTTAATGTTTTTGGTATTCTTATTCCTTCATTCAATAATGCTTCCAAAGACATTAAACCTAATGTATATTTTTGAAATCTGTCAGCGGTGAATCTATTATAAATTTTATACACTCTAAATTCATATCTATGCTTTTTATCAAATGAATCTTGCAATTCAATTTTAACTTTCTCAAATCCTTGAATAGAAGAAACCAAATTATAACCAGTATCAACTAAATCTAAAGTAGCAGATATAGTTGGCATTAATATATCTTCAAAATAATCAAACCTAACAATTAAATCCATAATATTTTTGTAGCCAGTGTCACCTATTAGTTGAATTTGAGCATCAATTAAATAAAAATTACTAGAAAATTGTATTTGTGCCATGAGTTTATGCGTTAATAAAATCTGAATAATGACCGCTATTTGATAAAGGATTGAGCCCACGACTTGTATTATCAGTTGCAGGCAAAGCAGAAGAAGATGTTTTAGTTTGTTGACTTGAAGGTAAAGTTAATGCAACTATATTGGGTACACCAGAAATAAAATTATCAGTAGCTATATCACCAGAAGAAGTTCTAGCAGAATTCCTAGGATTAAAAGAAACTTTATCGTCTGGTTTACTTATAGAATCGGTTTGCATATATTGTTCAAATGCTTGTAATATTTTTGGTGCCTGAACAGTATTAGATTTCATATCAATTTTTTGATTGTTTGAATTATAAAAATCAAAACCATGTGTTGTTTTATATGCCTGCACTTTACCGTAGCCAGGAACATTAAAATATTTTTTTACATTGGGTTGAATAATATTGTCATAACTAATAAGTTGTTGACCAAGATCAACTGGAGCTATTGGGGTAGTGGGTGTTTGTTGTACTGGGGCTAAAGATCCAACTTGAGTTCCTATAGGCATAACTCTTTGCAGAAATTTATGTTTATTAGCAGTAGAAGCAGTCGGCAAAGGTGCTCCAGATATATGGTCAGTGAATGGTATGCTGTTAGCACTTGTTGGATTATAATAAGTTTCAGATAAAGCTAATGCATTAGCTTCTGCTTCCGATTTCCCAGACGCTATAGCATTTTGTTTTATTTTAGCTGGATCTAATCCACCTCCTCTAATCGCAGCGTTTAAAGAAGTAAGAGCTTGTTTTTCACTAATACCAGGAAGTTTTGGTATTGATTGACTATACTGACCAGTGGCCATTAAAATATCACTTATAGTAACTTCTGATGCTTTTTTTCCAGTAACCCCCCATGCTTCTGGAGTTACTAATCCTTGTTTTATTTCTCTTTGTCTATTCAAAATAGAATTTAAAACATGAGCAGTTCCTTCTTGTGAAGTTCCTGCTTCAGCATTTAACATTTTACCCAACAAAATGGTGTCCTGTTGACTCATTCCTTGTAGACTAACTGGAGATAAATCAGGATTGTCACCTGGAGGTGGAGGAGGATTAGTAGGAATTTCATCAACTTTTTTACCAAAGCTTTCGAGAAGTTTAGAAAACCCTTCAGTAAGTTTAGCTATGATATCTTTTTTGCCAAGAGAATCTTCTTCTGGTTTTTTGATATTTGTCAATCCAGATTTTGCTTTACGTGTTAGCGATGCAGGTAATCCAAAAGAATCTGCAATTGGTTTTGTTATTTTTTCTATTTCTGGAGAAATATTTTCCCCAGCAGAACCCATTGATTTCATCATTTGTGTAGTTGTTGCTAATATAGTTCCGCCAGTAGCCATCATTGGAAGAGACATAGCATCAACAAGTGGTTGAGCTATTTTAGAACCAGAAGTTGTTCCTCCACCAGCAATTCCCATCATATTAGTAATACCAAATCCCATTCTTCCTCCAACAGGAGAATAACCAGTTCCTCTTTCGTATGGTTTTGGTCTTCTAATTCCATCAACGGCACTTGGCTTTCCTTCTGTGTATCTATTTTTCAAAGGCACAACCATCTCATCTCCATGAAGCTTTGCCAGATATCCAGTATCTGGTCCAGAAATTATTCCACCTCTTTCCGCTTGAGGATAACCATAAGCTTCCATCTGTTTCATTTCTGCTTCTCTAGCAGATCCAACACCAATATTTTGAATATTAGTTATAGAAGTAGTTGGTGTTATAGTTTCTGTTGTATTAGATTCATTAACTTTTGTTGATAAATTATCTGGAGTTTCTGATGCAGCAACATCTCTTTGCTGAGCTAGTTTTTGTTTTTGTTCATAATCTTTTGATGTATCAATAGTTTGTTTTTGGAATTGAGTTTGATTGTTAATAGCATTTATTAATGCGTCAAGTTTATCTTCTATAGTATTATTTCTAACTTTTAATTGCTCTGCTATATCTGCTTGAGCAACAGAAGATCTCATAATACCAGAAGAAACTTGCTCACTATTTTTTCCAAGTTTTTCTGCTGTTTTATTTAATGAATCTATTAATATATTAAATGTACTTAATATTTCTTCTCTTGATATTCTGCTTGTTCTTCTAGTAGTTGCTTTTTGTATTTTTTTAGCAGTACTAGGAATTTTTTTATCTACTGCCTTTACTGAAGGATTTCCATCAGTATAATCAAATAATTTTCTAAAACTTTTTACCTTTTTGGGTTTTACTTCAACATTTATAAATTTTCTTTTTAATAAAGCTCCAATAGCTTTGGGATTGTTTTTTATTCTATTTGCTAATTTTATATTTTTACCAATTCCTTTTACTTTAGAAATTTTTTCTCCAATTTTTTCTCCGCCAAATTCATGCTTTAAAGCTTTCTTGAAAAAATGTCCTTCTTTTATTCCAAGTTCTTCTAAAGTTACTCCTTGTTCTAATGCTTTCTTTTCAGCATAATTTCTTTCATCTTCTGCCAGTTGTCTTGCAATAAGAACTTTTTGCACTAGATTTCCTACGGGATTTTTATATCCTCTAGTATCTTGTGGGGTTTCTAATCCAGCAGTCATTTATGTATTCCTATACTTGTGTATTTAGTTAGCACCAAGACGAAGCATAAGTAAATTTCTAGCAGAAGAATTAAGTTCAGTAGTGGATCTCCAAGAACCATCTCCGATAGATTCAAAACTAGTTGAAGTAGAACCATTAATTGTTGGAGCTGATGCTTGATTAATAATTAAAAATTTTGTATCTTCCTTTTTATCAGGTCCTTGTAGAGTTTGAAATTTAGTTTTTTGAGATGGAGGGTGTAAATTTAATCCAACTGCAATAGATCTTTCAAGAGGAGCAGTTAATGCATTTAATTGATCAGCAGAAACTTTATTAGATTTTACATTTTTTTGTAATTCAGGAGACATATTACCCAATTCAAATATACCTCCACCTCTATTACTCAAAGCAAGATCTCTAAATCCTCTATCATATGCTCCATAATTTTTAGCAAAATAAGCTTCAACAGGATTCATTTCAGACTTAGAAGTAATAACTCCTCTACCCTTTCCCTCACCAGATTCAATAGAAGCATCCATATGCACTTCTAAAATTTCCCACCCTTCTTTTTCTTTTTGTTTGTACCAATCTTTTTGTTTATTCCAACCAGAATCATCATCAGTAAACATTGAATCTGGATCCATATATTGAATATTTGCAGAAGGGTATTTGGATTTTAAATTATCATAAGCATTTTTTGCCAACATTCTTACAAGAGATTTTTCTTCTGGAGCACCACCACCAGAAGCATGACCAGGAACAATTAAATAACCCTTATTTCCTACCCCAGAAGTTTGACCAAAATCTTGATTGCTCACGACACCTTGTTTACCAAGACCTTTTGCAGTTGGTAATGATTTATTTGCAGTTGTTTGTTGAGCTTGGTATGCTTGTTGCCTTGTTTTTTCAATTTCACCTTGAGGACCTTTTCTAAGTTCTTTTAAAATATAATCACCAATTTCTCTTGCTTTCGAATGTGCTTGGTGTGATCCTGGTTTAAAAAAATCTAAACTTGTATGAGCACCAGTACCACTTCCAACTTGTGGTCTAGTTCTAGGATCAGCAAATTCTTGTTCTGTTGCCATTCTACCAAGATCTTGACCAACTGATACTTGATCTCCTTGATTAACTTTTATTTCTCCTTGCGGGAAATGTGCATATAACATATCAACTTGAGATCCATCAACAGGATTTGTGGATCTTATTACAACATAATTACCATACCCAGCACCCTTCCTATTATCCCCACCCGTTACATTTGGATTATATTGATGATCAATTTCAACCACAGTACCAGCAAAAATTGCTCTATTTTGAGTGCCTTTTAAAGTAAAATCAATTCCTGCTTGCCCAGGATCTTGACTACCACCAAGCAATACAAACGGTTCAGCACCTACTTGTCCTGGGGGACCAGGGGGTAATAAAGGATTTCTAAAATTCAAAAATTTTGTTTTAATATCATCAATTATTTTTAAAAATTTTCCTTCGGGATCTATCATTTTATAAAGCATCTCAGAAAATATAGTTTCATTAGGAGTATTCATAAGATCTTTTTCTTCCAAAGATAATTCATCAGTAGAAGTTTTTGTTTTGAATTGTTTAAATGTAGAAGATAATCCTGACATATTTCCACCAACAGGAGTAGTAACAACTACATTTGGAACATCATATATTTTTGTTAAAGGAGATGCCACTTGTTTTATCATTGGCGCTATAGAACTTGCTTCTGGACCAGCATTTTTCATGTAATTGAGAGTTGCTGATAATAAGATTCCTCCAATAGGATCAACTGGTGTTGTACGATTCTTAGGAATAACCGCTTCGGTGCCATGAAGCATAGATATTCCTGGTTTAGTAAGACCACCAACTTCATAATCTCCTTCTTTTATTCCTAATGCATCGGCAAAGAAGGCTGCTATGTGTTCATTACCATTTCCAGTAGTAATATCACTTAAATTAGACTCAATATGTTTTGTGTATGCTGTAGTATCTAAATCTCTAAGCACATCAATCGCAGCAAATCCCCATCCAGCTACTGGAATCGCACTACCAAAAGATAAAAATCCTCCTTTAATATCACCCATAGCCATACGAGCAAGACCTTCCCCAAGACCATAAACAGTAGAAATTCCAGGAATTAATTTACCAGCTAGTTTAACAGATAGTTTTTCTGCACCTTCTTTTCCTAATTTTTTAACTAATGCTTCCTGAACCTTACGACTTTTTAAGATTTTAATTAAAATATTATCTGTTTGAGTAGAAAATGCTTTGGCTATTGGTTTATCTACAGAAGAAGCAACTGATTTTTCTACTCCAGGTAATGCAATATGTTCCCATCCCTTTACTACTCCTGTTCTTGCTACTGTTGTTGCTACCTTTGGAGCTAATCTTTGAGAAGCTTTATTAATTATTGATCTAGAAATTTTAGATGCTATTTTTGATGGTAGTTTAGCAATTTTATTAATTCCAAATAAAACTGATTTTAATCTAGCTGGTATATGTTTTTCTATCAAACGCCACAAAAATTTACCAACATTAGTTTTAAAGAATTTTCTCAGTTTACTAATAAAACCAGAACCATTAGAAGAATTATTTAAATTTCTAGTATCAATTGGAGTTTCTAATCCAGAAACTTTTCTTGATCTTTCCAATGCAGTTTCATTTCTTTTAAATTCTTGTTTATCATATACTTCTTTTGCTAAGTGATTTTGATTTAAATATGCATCAGTTAAAGCATCAATTTTGTTCGCTAAAATTTGATCCTGTTCTTCTACTCTTTCAATTGCTTTAAAAGATAACTCTATAGAATTCCTTAATAAATTATTTTGTTCTTGTAAAGAAGCATCTATAGAATTTAATTTATTTTGTATCTGTGTTATTCCAGTAGTCAAAAATTTATATATTTTACTATTACTTACTGAAGATGATTTGTTAGTTTTTTCTTGTTGTGGTATAACTTCCCTACCAGTTTTTTTATTGATGTGATTTGCCAAAGCTTCTCGCAATCCTTCTGGCAAATCATCAAGAACATCCTCATTGATTTCTTCGGTAGTTTTTTCTTGAGCAATATCATTCAATAATTCATCAAGCCCTTCAGGTTCTTCTTCGTTTTCATCATCTTGAGCATCAGTTTCATAAATTTTTTTAATTCTTTCTTCTAGTCTTTTTGCTTCTTCTTCTTTAAATTTTTCTAGTTTTTCTTGGTCTTTTCTAAGAAGTTCATCAATAGCATCCATGATGCCATCAGAAGTTTCTTCTAAAGCATCTTCTGCTTTATGAATAATATTATCAAAAATTTCTTTTTGATCATCTACAAATTTTTCTCCAGGTTTATATACAGAAGTTTCTGATCCCATGTAGACTTCCATTTCAAACTTAGGATCTATCCTAGGAATTTTAAGATAAGGATAATTTCCTCCTTCCCACGCTCCTGGAGTTAGTTCTCTAATCTTATCGAGAATTTTTTCTCTATGCTCAGAAATTTCTTTGTATGTTAATCCTAAAGTATCCTGAAGCCAATCTAATATTTCTGCTTGCTTTGCTCCTTTAGGAAACGGAGATTTGCCTGCAAAATATATTGCGTGATCTAAAATAGATTCAAAGTCTAATTCCCAAACTCCTGATTGCCCCTGAATATATCGTGCAGCAGGAACGTTAATATCGTCCAGAGGAATTACTGCCTCCGTTCCATGTAGTATTATCGGATATCCAGATTCAGGACCAGAGAATACTCCTCCTTCTGATGCTTGTGGAATAGTACCTTTGAAACTATACTTTTTATTAATAGAAGAAGCAATTCCAGAAGTTTTAGATGCAATAGATGTTTTAGGTACAATAGTTCGTATTTTTTTAGGATTTTTTGTATTAATTTTGAGTGTTTTATCTAAAGCACTATAAAAATTTCCAACATCAGTATAGTCATTTTCAACATGATGAGCTATGATTTCTAAATTATCAAAATATTCTCTTTCTTTTTTATCGTCACCTTCAATAGCTTCATATCCTCGTAATATAATATTGAAATCAACTCCTTTCTTTTTACAAATAACTTTTATAGCATTTATTAATATTTTTTTATATACTTTATATGAATTAGTATCAGTAAATAAATGTGCAATTAATCCCAATGATCCTTCAGTTGGATCATTGTTATTTCCAAAAAAGGTTTCAAAAAAAGTTATTGCATAACCTTTACGTGCTTGTCCGTAATCAAGAATTTTAACTTGATAATCATTAGTAATAAAAATATTACCAGCATGAAGATCTCGTTGAGCAATATTTTTCCTATGTAAAGCTCCAATTGCTTCTACAATTTTTCTAAAAATATAATCAGCAAAAACAGGATCATTTTTTATTTTCTTCAACCATTCCGAAAGAGGTTTGCCTTCAAATTTTTGCATCGTAGCAAATCCTTTTCCAGATCCAAGTAACTTAGGAGCAACTCCTATGCCACTAGTTTCTTGAAGCATTTGTATTTCATTTTCTAGGCTCGGTAACCCTCGTGAGTGAGATACTTTTACAGCATTACCCTTAGAAGAATATACTGTGCCAAAAGCTCCTTGACCAAGTTTTTTATCTCCAAATATACTAAAAGCCGTATTGTAGCCAAAAAGTTTCCCAGCTAATCTAATTCTTTTTGATAGTTTAAACTGTGTGGAAGATTTCATCTTTTATTATTTGCTTCCCGTTTTGCTTCTTGTTCTTGTAAATATTGTTTTAATAAAGCAATGTAAACTTCTCGTTCCCAAGGGATTAAATTTTCAACTTCAGTCAAAGAATACTTATGATATTGTAATAGAGCAAAATTAGTTTTATAATACCCTTCCAAACTATTTTGAAAGAGTGCTATGCGAAAAAATTCTGAAGCCCCTCAATAGTATACGATGATTTTATATTAGTGTTTGGATTAACAACTTCAAACTCATGTTTTAATCTAGGCATTGTATCATAAAATTTTTGTACTTGTTCAAATTGTTTTATAGTTAATGTGTCAAGAAATTCCAAAAATTCTTTTTTTGTTGTTGTACTTGAATCGTATACTACATCTTTATCAAAAATTTGTTCCATATGATCAGCAATAAAATCAAAAACTTCAGTAGTTTTCAAATCTTTTCCTAAAAATTCGGCTTCTATAAATCTTTTCATACTAGGATATTTCATAATAATACCAGTATCATCAGATAACATAATTTTATTTGTATGCCCCTCTGGTTTATAAATTTGAACATCATTTATATTAATATCAACATCAACTTGAGTAGTGTTATCATCTTGACACGTAACTTTCATATTGATAATTTCTCCCACAGAAGCAGCTCTAATTTTCAAAAACAAATATTCTAAATCAAATGAAGGAAGATCATCAACCTTAATTCTAGTAATAACACAATTTTTTAATAGCTCTTTGACTGCACTAGTAATTTGAGCATCATCTTCAGATTCCAATGCAAGTAAAAGAATTTTTTCTTCTTTAACGAGAAAAGGTCTATATTTAATATCCTTTCCAGAAGAAGGCAATTTCAATTCAAGAGAAGGAATTCCAATTTTAGGTAAAGTCATACGATTAGTAAAGATTTCATATCATTATTTATCCAGTATAACCATTAGATATATTGTTGTATATTATAGTATGTTTTCTATAATAAAAATTGGCACTGACTTTTGTTATTTGCGAAGTGCCATATGAAAGTGGAATAGCATCTATTGAATATGGATAACACTCTTGAATCAAATAACTAATTGGTGCTCTACTATTTGGAGCACTTTTACCTTTTTCTGTTTTAGTAATTCTAACGTCACACAAATATCGTTCTGGAAAATTTAATCTTACTGCTCTATCAATTTGATTAGCTTTAAGTGATTTTATTTTTTCTAAATTTTTTGCAGTAGTAGTATTATTAGTAATAGCTTCATCTTTTGAATATGCACCAAAGATATAATCATACCATGCAGTCAAAAATTTTAACGGTGTCATATTTGAATCACACATCCAAGATAAACTAAAATCACTATAAAGTTTTGTGTGTGGATAACTAATTGCACCTTCTCCCATTATAACTCCAGTAACTTGTCCAGTAGCAGATTGAACATTTGGCAACTGAGCTTCATCACACAAATGTTTTATTAAATATCCTGGTGAAGATGGGTCGGAATTTTTAGTTGGATCTCCCCCAATTGCTCTAGTAATAGCTCCAAGCAATCCTGCTGTCTTTGGATTACTACTTAGTTGAAACTCAACATCATATCCATTTGTCATGGACATGCCACCAGCTTTTGATATTGCTGTTAGAAAACTACTTATTGATGATTGAGCCACTCTAAATATCTTTGAAGACCTATTTATATTTATGGCTTATTCTGGTATTTACAAACCATCAAATCCAAAAAAATATAAGGGCAATCCCCAAAGAATTATCTATCGTTCTTTGTGGGAAAGAAAGTTATTTGTTTATTGCGACACAAATAAAAATGTGGTCGAATGGGGTAGCGAAGAAATTATAGTGCCATATATTTGTCCAACTGATGGTAAAGCACATAGATATTACCCAGATGTTTATATAAAAATATTAAGTAATACAGGTGAATACAAAAAATATATTATTGAAGTAAAACCAAAGCGTCAAGTTGAAGGACCAGATCCCAATCCAAAAAGAAAAACTGCTAATTGGAAAAAAGAAATTAAAACATTTATAAAAAATCAAGCTAAATGGAAAGCTGCTAGAAAATATTGTGAAGATAGAAAAATGGAATTTGTAATATTAACAGAAGACCACCTAAAGGTATAAAAAATGTCAGAAAGAAAGAATGATTTAAAGCCAAAACCATATGCAAAAACCAACCCAGAAAAATGGGGGTATCTTACTGGGTATGAATTAGAAGGAGGTCTATCAGCAGATACTTATACTAGAGATCAAATAAGAGCATTAGCATCAAAATATGGTGTACCTAGATATTCGTCAGAAAAAAATATGCATACTTTGGTTGAAGTAATAAAAAAAACCAAAGGTTACATTGAAGCAAATCCAAATCCCAAACAATCATCTAGAGAAAATAATTATAAAACAATATTTGAAATCATAAGAGATAAATCAAAAGGATCGGCAAGACCATTTAGTTGGTACAAAAATACAATCAAAACTTTATCGAATTCTTTTTCTAGAGAACCAACTAAATTAATTCTCAGTGAAAAAAGAGATGCATTAGATGATTTAATTTATCAAGATAGAAATATAAACAGAAAATTTGTTTATACTGGTCATTTATATTTTTTTGATTACAGAGCAGAAACAAAAGAACTACCTTACTATGACAAATTTCCTTTAGTATATGTTCTGAAAGTTGAAAATGATTGTTTTTATGGAGCAAATTTACATTATGTAGAACCAAAAAAAAGATTGAAAATTATTTTAAATTTAGAACACGACAAAATAGACATCCCTAAAAAAATCATACATAAATATTTAAAGACTAGATGCGGTGAATATTACTTAGATCTAGCAAAACAAGAATGGCAGTCTGCAATTCTTTTGCCAGTTGAAGATTTTGTTTTGATGCGTGGTAATGGAAGCATATCTTACGATAAAGAATTGGTTTGGGAAGAAATGAAACAATACTACAGCAATAGATTGTTAGGAACTAGAATCGTAAGAGGAAAAAACAAAAAAGATATCGAGAGAGTTGACTAATGCCACAACTAGGAGAAAGAAAAGCAAATGGAGCAGGAACAGTAGATGGATACTGGGATGGTAGTAAGTATGTGCCTAAAGAAGTCTGGGATAAAAATCCATCTAATCCCGACAATAAATCATCTTCAAATAAAGAAGATATACATACTGATAAAATAACTATTAGAACTCCAGCAGTTAATAATTCAACTCCCGTATCAGGTTCATTAAGATATCCCCACGATTATAAAATAGCATCTTCAAGTGATTACATAGTATTTGAATTTTTTGAATACACACCTCCATTCGGAAGAGCTGCAGGGGAAAGTTTCGGAACTCTTGGAGACAATCTTTTTGCGAAAGATGGTTATGATTTATATAACCTATCAGGTGTAGTGGGAAAGCACACTAGAGTATCAAAAGAAGTGAAGCCTATTGTGATGTATATGCCAGAAGATTTACAATCACAATATGGTTCTAGATGGGGAGGAGCAGACTTTGCTACAGGTGCAGTTGGCGCTATGAGAACTTTTGGGGGGAAAGCAGATTTAAATCCAAATGTGGCACTAACAAATGTGGCAGGAATGGTAAAAAACACTTTATACGATGCACTATTAAAACAAATAAATGAATATACAGGATCAAATATAAATTTAAATCAAATACTTGGTGCTGTTTCTGGGACAATTTTAAATCCAAATACAGAAATGCTTTATCAAGGTCAAGATTTAAGAACTCTTTCTTTGTCTTTTAAAATGACTCCAAGATCAGATAAAGAAGCAAAAGTAATAAAACAAATATGCAATAGATTCAAAAAAGCTTCTATGCCTTATGTGGGAGGACAAGCATTGGGAGGAACAGTTACTGCAGCAAATTTATTAAAAGTTCCTTTAGTTTGTCAAGTAACATTCATGAAGGGAAATACAGTTCATGAATATTTACCACAATATAAATTGTGTGCTATAACTGGAGTAGAAGTAAATTACACACCAGATGGATCATATGCAACTGTTGGAGTAAATGGATCTCCAGTTTCTACACAACTAACAATAAGTTTTAAAGAGACTAAGATTTTATTTGGTAATGATATAAATATCGACGAAACGGGAGCAAGTTATTGATATGTATTTTAAAAACATACCAGCTATTCAATACGATACAAAACCAATAAGCTATCCATTCTCAAATTCGGATTATGTTTTAGCGAAAAATTTTTTTAGAAGATATCAAGTCAATCCAGATGTCTTTTCTTATGCAATATTCTTCAAAAAATATGCAATTGTTGATGGAGAAAGGTTAGATCAGATAGCACAAAAAGCATATGACGATCCATTTTTAGATTGGATTATAATACTAACAAACAATATAATCAATCCATCATTTACAATGCCAATGACAAACAGTGAACTTAGAAAATATTGTGAACAGGTTTACGAAGATCCATATTCTTCTATACATCATTACAAAACATATGAAGTAAAAAATTCATTGGGTCAGGTTGTATTACCAAAAGATCTAATTGTAGATTCATATTTTAAAAATAAACCATTCAAATATTGGGACAATGGATCAGTTACACAAAAAGCAGGAAGTCAAATCACAACGCCAGTAACTATATTTGAATACGAAGAAGAAAAAAATGAAAAGAAAAGAAATATATATTTACTTAAAGGAGAATATATAGAACCTTTTATGTCTGATTTTAGAAATACTATGTTGTATAAAAAATCAAATAGTTATATTTCAGCAACAGTCAAAAAAACAAACTAAAAAAGGGGGCGTAAGCCCCCTTTAAACTATCAATCTTCTTCAGCCAAACGAGCAAAGTAACTCAGGGCATCATCGTCATCATTGGTTGATGATGTAGAAGCAGAAGTTTTCCTAGTAGCAAAGGATTCTGCAACCGAAACTGGCTCTTCTTCCTCTTCTGCTTGTGTTGCTTGACTACTAGCAGAAGCACCTAGAACTGCATTCAATCGAGTTTCCAGTTCATCATAAGTTTTAAATTCAGAAGCAGAAGTGAACGCTGTAAGTGAGTGTTCTTGTTTCCAAATCTGTTCCATTTCATCATCATCAGAACTCAATGCAGTTGGAGCAGAAAATTCAGAACTATCATAGTTCCAATATCCACCAACAGTTTTGATCTTGACTTTGAAGTTAGCTCCTTCCCAAAAATCAAAAACATTTACAGGAGTTTCATCTTGAAATTGTGGTTTCATAGCTGCCAAAATTTTATCATGAATTTTCTTGCCGTATTTAAACAAGAATGTTTTACCTTCGTTATGAGGATTTTTGGGGTCCTTCACTACATATATATTGCTATAATAAGAAAGCTTGCGTTTGCGTTGGCGAGCAATTTCTTTATCAGGTTCAAAACCACTGTTCCAAAGTTTAGTGTTTTCTGCACAGATTGGACAACGTTCCCCATTTGTAGTTAGGCAGTTATCAATCAGCCATCCACCAGGACCTTGAAAGGCATGGGAATAAACTTTAGCCCAGGGAACAGATTCTCCTTCTGGAGCTGGTAGAAAACGAATGACAGCATATCCATTTCCAGAAGAATCAAGTTCTGGTTTCCAGAGCCTATCATCGGAATTGTTTTGTGTTGTAGATTTCTCCAATTCTTTTTGAAGAAATTCAAAATTATTTTGGTTTTTGCGCTTAAGTTCAGCAAAAGACATATATTACCTCGGATTTTTTGGATTCGGCTTGTGTGACTCCCATCACTTTATTAGTATATCATGGGTTGGGCTGGGTGTCAAGTGCCCTCTTGATTCAATTTTTTACGCATATCAAGTACTTTATTTAGTAGGCTGTCAAACATAACATTTATATTATCTGATGGATTTGCGCCTAACATAACAGCAGCTTGTTTCATACTATTCAACATATCAATTGCTTCTGGATCATCACTTAAAGACAATCTAGCATTAAATATTTTTTGTTTTTCGATTAATGTTTCTAGAACATCAAAGTATTCTAATTTTTTTTCTTTAGCAAGAACGGGGAATGCTGATGCAGATTGAAAACAATAACGTTGTAATTCCATTATCTGCTGTAAATCTCCACGTACCATTTCCGATTTAAAAAATTCAGACATATTATACTAGCATTAGTTTTGCTCTAGATGTTTTTTTCATGTAATTTAATTTTTGTGCATCATATTTTAGTTTTTCTTTCAAAGGTTTAGAAACTAATTTAGATACAGATTCTATTTCTATTTCATTAATTTCGCAATAGTGAATTATTGCATCAATATAATTCATTGAATTATTGAGTGCTAATTTTTCAATCTCCTGCGAAAATTTCGCAGTGGTCATAAATTTATCCTCCAGATTTTCTGGCGTAATTTTCTTCATACTCCTTAAGGTATTTTTGTAATGTGATAAAATATTCTTTTCTAGGAGGAACGATGCTAACTTGAACATCGCCATTTTCACAAGCGACTATTGTTACAAGTTGCTCAACTTTCAAACCATATAATTCCTGCAACATACAAGCATAGGTTATTTCTTGTACATAATAATCATATAGGTATTCTTCTTTTTTTTCTTCTGCCGAAGTTTTAAAATCAATAATTGAAAGTTTTCCGTTGTATTCAGCTATACAATCTACCCGACCAGCGATTTTCAAGTAATCAGAATATAACGCAGCCTCCTGAAGGTATATATTATTTATATTATCAAGAATCTTTAAGGAAGAATTAAACATGATCCATATTAAAGGTTGATCCCTATATAAGTTTGGATCATGTTTATTGTTTAAATAGTTTTCCACAAGTTTGTGATACTTGTTTCCTCTATTTGTGGAATAAGCAGATATTCGATTAGCTTCTTCTACTCCAACTCGTTTTCTCCATCGATTAATAATTTCAACTTTTTTCGGATTATTACTAATCACGGTGGTTGCTGAGGCATACTTATTTCCAGAAGGAGTAAGGTAATGACGTTTGCCATTTATATTAATAGTTTTTAATTGAATTGGCTCTAAACCGACGTGATTAAATATTTTCATAAACCCAAATTAATTTTTGCAATGATATACGATTTAATTAATCCAGAGCGGACAATATCTTCAACACCAAATTCAACAAGAGATACTTCTTTCATTTGCTGAAGAATTTTTTGAAAATCAATAATTCCAGAACGTTCGTTATTACGTTGAAGATCAGATTGAGTAGCATCACCACAAAAAATAATCTTAGTATCTTCGCCAACACGAGTAATAATAGAATCAAGTTCGTGAAAATTTAAATTTTGACATTCATCTACAATAACAATAGCTTTATCTAAAGTAGTACCACGAAGAAAAGAGGTTGACCAAAAAGAAATTGTTTCTTGATGTTTTAAGTTTTCATAAAGCATTTCAAAGCTACTATCATCTGGCATCTCAAACATATACTTTACCATATTCTTATATGGAATTTGATAAAGGGATGATTTATCTTCATGTGTTCCAGGAAGGAATCCAATCTCTCTAGTAGCAACTAGAGAACGAACAACATATACTTTTTCATATGGTGTGTTTTCATCTAACACATCACGGAGAGCTAGATACATAGCAACAAATGTTTTACCAGTACCTGCAGCTCCATAAACAAATAAGTTTTGGCCTTTACCATACTCCTCAAACATAACACGTTGGTTATCTGTAAGAGGTTCAATGTTTAGAAGATAATCATAATTGATTGGTTTTCTTCTTTTTAATTGTTTGGTACTCATACCATTAATATCAGGTTGATTTCTTTTTCTTGCTCTAGGCATATTACCACTCCACTTGTGATCTAGGCATTTTTGACACTCTATTCATAATATCATTCCATCCAGGATGTGTTTTCCCCATTTTATTTCTCCAATCTCCAACTTCCCCAACACCAGCAACACCAGCGGTCCAATCTTTATCCCATTCGGGATTGTCTTTTTTCCACTGTTCGTATTGTAACATCGACATATAAAGTTCTTGTTTTTCTCCAGTTTCTTTATGTACAACAGGATATGTAGGCATTAGTTCCACTCCAAAGCATTAGCGACTGTCGGAAATTGTGTAGAGAAAATTTTCTTAGACATCTGAGCAATTTCCATGTGCTCTTTTTGAGTGCCATTTGCTGAACGCAATTCTATATAATGTATCCAAGAACGAACAGAACCAGTCATGTAAATTCTTGTCGGTACTGCCAAAGGAAGCACAAACCTTGAACATTCCTTAGCAATTCCAGCATCAAGCATATCATCATATAGTTCTTGTGCTTCAGCAAACAACATTCGAATTCGTTGTTGGAAAGCAATTACAAGTTCAGTATCAAGATCATCGATAGAGTTTTGGCGATTTTTTGTATCTTGGCGACGAAGTTCTGGTACAGGAATCTCTTCTGATAAAAGATTTGTATCAGCATATCGCTGAGAAAATTCTTGATAAGTAAAGCTTCTGTGACGAAGAATTTGTGCAGCAAGACCCCTGGTTGTATTAATTTCAAGAGTCATGTGTGCTTGTTCAAACACACTCCAATGACCATGTTCAATACAATATTTAAGTAGTCCCGAAATCTTCGGGTTTTCCTGATTGTTCGGATTGCTCACCCTCGCTATGTACGCCATTGCTTCCTCCGCCTTCGGAGTCGATGTTATCAATTTCACTGATTGATGATTCATAGAGAGATGAGTCAAGTTTGTATCCAAATCCACGGGTTGATCGCTCATATTCTTGTAGGTTTTTACGAAGTTTTTTAATCTCATGACGACGTTTCAAAATTTCAACGTATTGATCATGGTTGTAGTTTGGGTTATCTAGTGCTTTTGAAAGCATTTTAGTAGCCCGTTTTAATGATGGCATATAATCAAAATAGATCTATACACATCATAACACAAAAAAAGAGGGGTGTCAACCCCTCAGTTATTAACGCATTGCCATATGAAGTTGTGCCTCTTTGAGGCGCTTCTCCTTCAGCATTTTTTGTTTAATTAATATAAGTGCCATAGGTTTTCTCCTTAGTTGTTTAGGTTAAAGAGCGTTCCTTCAAACAACGTTGCGTCCTAAAAGGATGAACGTTCCGTTCCTAGTCGTTTTACTTCCGTCCCATATGGGATGAACGTTGGTGTATTATAGCATACGCCAATGTATATAGTCAAATAATTTTGTATCGTATGTTACCGTTCAATATAATCAATTCTGTGTGTTTTAGCTTGTAACTGTTTGATAATCATATCACAAGCAATTTTTGGATTTGAATCGCCACATGTAAAAACATCTACTGCTGCTTCCCCTTTCTCTGGCCAAGTATGAATGCTAATATGACTTTCAGAAAGTAAACAAATAGCAGTAACTCCTTGGGGATTAAATTGATGTGACATTGTTTGCAAAACTTGGGCTCCACACGATACGGCAGCATTTTCAAGTAAATTACACAGAAAAATTTCATTGTTTAATAAAAACAATGAACAATCATATAAATTTAATAAGTAATGCTTTCCCATTTATTTTTTCTTTTTTTCAGTTTTTTTCTCATTGGGCCAAAGCCTTGGATTAACACGTCCTTCAGTTTGTTTAAAAGATTTTAATCCTTCTCTGTAACGATCCCAATAATAATCAAATATGTCAGCCCTTTTATTGCAAGTTACAATATCATAATTTATATTATTGTTTATTTCATATGTTACCAAAAAAGCATTATATGGAAGTGTTCGATCATCAGCTAATTTTTTTTCACACTTCTCGTGAAGTATAGTAATCTTCAAGAACGACCACCCCATTTAATTTGAGGGAAAGCTTCTTCTACACATGCTCTAGTAATTTTATATCTTTTGCCCAATTCTTTATCTTTAACTAAAATTAAAACTTGAGCTTCTTCTTCATGCAATCCTTCTAACATTTGTATAAAAAGATTTTCACGTTGAGCTTGTCTCAAAGATGAACCGCCCTTAAAGAAAACATAAAGGCGACGATATTCTTTTTCCAAAACAGTATGTTCAGTTCCTTTAGGTGCATCATTTACAACAAATGGTACTTCACCTTCAGGAAGAACTGAAACAACACTTTCGTCAAAATTTGCAATGAGTATAGCTCTTAGTGCTGGGGTATTATATTGATTAAGCAGATTTATTTTTTCTGCTTTTGTTTTAGCATTACTTACTTTTTGTAATACTTCGGAAATTAATAGTTTCATTTTTCAAATGGCGATTTATTAGTACGAAAAAAATAATCTTGCATTAAGTCATTCAATTTATGTTTAGAAAAATAATCTAATGGTAGTTTTTTCTCACCTATATTTATAGAACTATATTCTTCTAGTATTTTATTTTCTATCTCTTCTGGTATGCAATCAAAATCAATTAAAACTTTATTTCTACAATAATTTCTATATTGTTCTTCCGTTTCACAAAATTTAGAAGGCTCTGTCTCCAACCATTTGGAAATTTTTTTCTGGCTTATGGGCTTTTGTCTTTCTCCAGAAACAAATACATCATCTTTAGATAAAATATTTGGTATCCCATCTGATTTATCGCCCCTTATTATATGTTCTTTTATAAACATATAAGGATCATCAGAAAAAATATAAGATTTGGTAGCTGGATTATATTGTTTTACTCCAGGATATTTTTGTAACTGAATAAAATCTTTATCTCCCGAAAGAATCAATATTTTTTCTTTAGATTTATTTTTACACAAAACAGAAACAACATCATCTGCTTCTGCTCCATCTACTTCGACAACTTTATATGGAAAATATAATTTTATTTCATCTCTTATTTTATTTAATAATTCAAATATAGATTTCCAATCGTGAGAAGATTTTTCTCGATCTTTTTTTCTATTTTGTTTATAAAAACTAAAATGAATTTTTCTCCAATAATGTTTAGAATCATATGCTAAAACAACTTCACCATATTCAGATTCAAATTGTTTTTCATATGCTCTTAAACTAGAGAGTACCATATGACGAACAAGATCTTCGTCCATTTCTTTATTTTTTATCTGCATCATCAGATTTGATATCATAATCTGATTCATATCAATAATAATCATTTAATTTTATTCCTCTTCGTCTTCAAATTCATCTTCGTCCACAAATCTAACTGACAAAAGTTCTTCGTTAATCCAAATACCATCTTCATCATACATTTCGGGATGAAATTGAACTGTGTTAGGTTTAATCAAATAATTATAAGCAAACTCATTTAATGTCCACCCAATCATAAGTCCTACCATCAAACAAAGAATCATAAAAAATGCAGAAAAAAATAATACTACTGAGATAGACATTTGTTTCTCCTATTACTACAGGTTTTTTTGTCCTTCCCATGTAAATTCAAATTTTATAGTATATTTTTTGCTTAGGAAAGAAATTGTTTTTTCTATTAGAAATTGTTTTTTATTAGATTTTTTAATTTCCCTCCTGAGCATTAGCTCCATACCTCTATTTATTCCAGTTTGTTCATTCATTTTTTTTAGACGAAACTAATTTTTTTTCTACAAATAATTTTACTACATCGACTAATCCACCCACAGGATTCCCATCTATTATAGTATAAGGAAACCCTGTGGCATTAGGGTACATAGAAGAAAATTCATTTCTACTAATATCTTTTCCGACATGAACTGTTTTGTATTGAACATTTGCCCTATGCATAAGTTCTTCAATTTTTACACAGTATGAACATCCAGATACTTTATAAATTATTATTTCCATTTTAATTAAAATCCTTCAATTCTCCTTTGTAGTAAACATACCAATCAATTCCTTTACCAATCGTATCTCCATCGCAATATATATCCTCTCCATCATATTCAATTCCAGATACAATAGTCCAACATTCGGCAACTTCATTAAGAGTTACAACCAGTTTAGATGAATCGAATTCTTCGTCGTCAGGCAATTCCAACTCACCAATATAACTACCACGTTCATAAGAATTATAAAAAATCCAAACACCTTCTGTATTATCCATTTCATAATGAATTCTAGCAAAAGGTCCTTTATATTCTTCATCTTCTGGAAGACCTTCTTCAATATCTTCTTTTGTATAATATGGAAGTTCTGTAATTGATTTCATCCAAATTTGATTTTCTTCGTCATCTGCTAAACAAACCCCGATGTTTTGATCTGCTGAATCTGGACCCCAACAAATGCATCCATCAGTAATAGTATCCCACGTAGGAAAATCTCTTTCTGAATCATCCCAATCGCGGTTTATTTCTTCAGATAAAATATCTGCATCAAATTCAATATCTCCATTTTCATCAAAAGAAAAGTATTTTTCTATTTGTTCTTTATGTAGTTGAACAGCACCCAATTCATTGAAATAAGTTCTGTGCCATGGGCTATCGCCACAGCTAATCCAAACTTTATATTTTGTCATATTCAATAAAAAAAATCACCTACGTATTGTAGGTGATTTTAAGAGATTTGTCAAGTACTTTGGGCGATGGTAAGAAATCTGATTTCAAATATTTTGATGGTGGTTTAAAATCTTTAAAAGGTCTATAAAGATTTGGCCAAGTGTCTCGAATAATTTCATCTAATTTGTACGGTGTTTTTTCATCAATCATTTCAATTAATTTTTCTTCTTGGAGGATATCGATATAAATTAGATGGAGCTTCTGGTTTCATCCAGTTTTTAATTTTTTTACAATTCTCTTCAGAAAAAAACTCTTGATTATAATACCATTCCTCCCAAGGAGTATGTCCCTTAGATTGATTACATGAATGGCAACATGCCACCACATTGGTTTTGATATCTAAACCACCTTTACACTGAGGAAGGATATGGTCTAGTGTAATATTTTCTTCTGATCTACAATAAGCACATTCGTTGTTCCAAGCATCTTTTATATTTCGTCTCCACAATCGTTTTGCTTCACTTTTAGATGTTGTATGAAGGTTAAACACGTAATCCTTAGGCGAATGTAAGGGAACCATAAGTGCTTGCGACTTATTGATATTTATTTCACAATAGAGACATTAGAAAGAGGAACACTCCGAAGAGTTGGAAGAACAGGAGGATGAGGAGCATAAAAAAAGGAGTCCTTTTAGAACTCCTCTATTTATTTTTGGGTTTTATATCAACCGATAGAAGGTGCAG